TCTATACTATTACCGTTAGTGGAGTTTATGAAAACCCTTACTCATCTATCTAAGGACAAATGAAATGATACGTAGAACATTTTTGAAAGCGTTGTGTGCGAGTCCTTTGGGGTTTTTGATTCCGAAGGCCAAGTATATGAGGGGTGAAGGCTTGGAGTCTCCTCGTGGAATATGGATTCCCAAAGGCAAGGCTCTTAGATTGACTACTGCTGGTCGGCATAAATCTGCCTTTTACGTAAAGAAACTTGATTGGCTGGGTAATGGAACTGGTGGTTATCAGTGGTGGCCATGCCAAGAGACAAAAGTATCGAACTATGATACGAATGTTCAATGCACATGGAATCCCGTAACCGAAGATACGCAATACGTCATTCATATCATATATAAGGACGAGAATTTTCGTTGGCACTTTGAGATAATTTAGGCGTTAATCTATGGGGGGGCCGCCTTTATGGCGTCCATAGACAACTTAGAAGAGAGGGCCGCGCGTAGGAATTGCGGTTATTGGGCCACTGAGGCCAACGAGATACACCTTCAGAAGGGTGATTACTCTTTTGCGGGTCGGGAGTATCTTGTGGAGCCGATGTCGAGCCTCTTCCGGCGCCGGTGTTATATGAAGTCTGCCCAGGGCGGGGGCTCCCTTGCGGAGATTCTCAAGTCGTTTTTCGGCATGATAGTGGGCTACCTTCCTTACGGCGTGTTCTATTTATTCCCTTCAGATAAGGACATGCAGGACTACTCAAAGGGAGTGATGAACCCCATTGTTCAGAGTAATGCCTGTATAAAGAAGTGGGTAAAGGCCGGCAAGGGTAGCTCCGACGCTGCCGGGTTGAAGACTGTCAACGGTGCTAATTTGTATATGCGCGGTGCCGGTCTAAGCCAGATCATCGAGGGCGAAGGCGAAAGCGCGGCCTTGAAGGGGATCTCGGTTGATAAGGTCGTTTTCGACGAAATCGAGTTGATGGACCCTATGGCGATTGCCAAGGCCATTGGCAGGATGAAGAACTCTTCGGTAAAGGAAGAGGTCTACATTGGTAATCCCGGTATCCCCGGTAGGGGCATTGACGAAATCTTTAGCGGTTCCGACCAGAGGCATTGGTTCAGAAGATGTTCTTGTGGCGAGTGGACTTGTGCCGAACTGACCTTCCCCGAATGCGTGAAGATCAGACCTGATGGTACTGGGTATATCGGTTGTCAGAAATGTGGTAAGAGAATACTCGCCCGGGACGGCGAATGGGTTCCCCAAGAGAGAGAAAAGTCCGACTACATGCACGGCTATAGGTGGTCCTGCCTAACGAGTCCCAACAACGACCCTGCGGAGATATTGGATAATTTCACCAATCCCCCGCAAGGTAATCTTGCTGATATCTACCGCTTGAGTTTAGGCCTCCCTTACGTCGCTACAGAAGACAGATTGACTATGGGCCAGGTGTACAGTCGTTGTGGTCAGTCCGTGATGGGCATGTCCGATCCTGGTCCCTGTGCCTTTGGCTTGGACGTCGGCAAGACCAAGCATCTGGTAATCGGCAAGAGAATTGGAAGGAAGACCTTTCAAATAGTCAAGGTGGCAAGACTCTCGGACTGGGACGACATCTCCAGAATGATAATCGCGTTCAACTGTCAGGGCGGAGTCATTGACGCAAGACCGTATGAGGACGAGGCCCGGAGATTCCAAAAGTCTCATAAGATGAGGATCTTCCTATGCGAGTATTCTGAGAGTACCCCAATGGGAACAACCTGGAACCCCAAAACTAAAATGGTCAAAGTCAACCGCACCGAAATATGCGACGCCACTCATAACCTGGTATCCGAAGATGATTTATTGGTCTTACCAAGAAAGTCTCCCGAGATGCAGGAATTCGCCAAACAGGTATGCGACCCCGCCAAGAAAGAGGAGATCAACAAAACGACAAAGCGATTGATTTACAGGTATATTGGTAAGGACGACCATTACCGCCATGCCTTGAATTACTTCTTGATGGCGGCGGAGAAGATAGGGGTGTCACAGAGGGCGGGACATAGGAAAACACATTCAAAGGTAATGAACGAGTACGCGAGGATATGATTATGGGTGGAATACTCCGAAGGGGACAACTTATAACACCAAAAGCACGGCTTCCGAAGCCCGATCCTCCGATAGTCCAGGGCCAGGCGGGCGGAGGCGCGACTGATGTTGAGCGGAGACTTGTCAAGGCGGGCCGGCGCGGGACTCTTTTAACGGGCCAGTTGGCTCCAAAGAGGGTAGGCAAGAAGGGGTTATTGGGATGATCGACCCGAAAACTATAATCCAAATCCAACAGAGTCTCGAAAATGCTGATGCTACGTTTAGGTCCAACTGGCAGGATCAGGCGAATTACATCTTCCCCCGAGAGAGCAATATCACTGAACACGTATACCCCGGAAGTTCCAGGAAGTTTGACCGACTCTACGACACTACCGGAGTCACCGAGTGCGAAAACATGGCGATTGGTATGCGGATGGCAATGGTGCCCGCCGGCCAGAAGTTCTTCTCTCTTGCGACTTCCAATACACAGTTGCAGGAGATAGATATAGTAAAGTCATACATGGCACGGGCTACTGAAATTCTCCATGAGGAGCTTTTTGCTTCCAACTTCATTCTGCAATTGAAAGAGACTTTACAGTCCCTAATAGCTTTTGGTACAGGTTGCATTTTCGACAGTTGGAGGGATGGTTTGTATTTCATGGATTGGGACATTTCCCGATTTCAGATATTGGAGAACTTCCAGGGCAAGATTGATACAATCTATTTGAAGTTCCCTAAGACCGCACAGCAGGCATTCAAGGAATGGGGCAACGCGGCTGGCGAGTCTGTTTTAACGGCTATGAAAGAAGAGAAGACGCATAACGACATCTTCTGGTTTATCCACGTCGTAAGACCGCGTCAGCACCGAAACCCCCGCCTTGAAGACTCTCTGAATATGGCGTGGGAGAGTGGGTATATAGCCGTTAAGGACAAGAAACTTGTTGAAGAAGGTGGATTCCCTGAGTTCCCATACCAAATCCCAAGATGGGCCAAGACTTCCGGTGAGGTCCACGGTAGAGGGATAGGCGGGATGATCCTCCCTCAAGTCAAAATGGTCAACGCCAACAAAAGAGACTTCAATGAGATGGTCAACAAACTCGTCAATCCTCACCGAGAGGTCTTAGAGTCGTTTGAGGGAGATTATAACACGACCCCAGGCGCAAGGAACGACGTTATGGAATTGCCCTCTTCGCGGGTGGACGAGAGGAACTTTGGTAATTTCCCCATCGGTAAGGATAGTTTGGAGTCCGAGCGAAAGATCATTAAGGATGCTTTTTTCAACGATGCTTTTGCTCCCATTACAAGTTCCGGGCCCGGAGATAGAAGAAACGAACTCGAAATCCGTCAGAGGGTACAGGAGTCTTTCAGAAGGATAGGTTCGGTAGATAGAATCGAAGGCGAACTCTTTACACCTTTGATAGTCAGGTGTTTCAATCTCGAAGTGAGAAACGGCGTCATCCCTCCGCCGCCTCCCGAGCTACAGGGTCAGAATCTCAAAGTTATGTACCTGGGGCCATTATCCTTGGCACAGCAGAACGCCGAAGTTACGGCTTCTCAGCAGTGGGTAGGTGTAATGGCTGAGACGGCTGACTTCCTCCCGGGTGTTATGGACAACGTAGACGCCGACTCGACGGCCCGAAGGTGGGGAAGGGTCTTGGGGGTCAACGAGGAAGACATCGCCTCTGAGGACGACGTACAGGCTAAGAGAGAGGCCCGTCAGCAGGAGGCTCTGAGGCAGCAGGCTTTGGAAGCGGCCCAGGTGGCGGGTGATACGTATAGCAAGACTCAGAGAGCCCCTGAAGAGGGTTCGGGCGCAGAGCAGATGGGCCCAGGATAATGATGGATAAAGAAGACGAAAAGCTACAATTGATAAGCGACTACCAGTGGTTTACGACTCCCGGTGGCAAGAGGATACTGGAACACTTGAAGAAGTTGGCTCATTACAACACGAGTATAGCGCCTCCGGTTGGTAAGGATGGGCATACGGACCCGTATAGGATAGTGCACAAAGAAGGACAGCGAACAGTGATAACCACAATTGAGATGTGGGTAAACAAGGACCCAAACGAGAAGAAAGGAATCAAGAATGCCTGAATTAGAGACGCCTCCGGTGGCCCCGGAACAAGCACCTGAAGCACCGCCAACGAGTTTAGTTGACTCAGACGGTAAACTTGTGGACAACTGGCAGACTCACGCCCCCAAGGGTTACGAAGACTTGATTGAGGACAAGAGCCTCAGTACCATCAAGAACGTCTGGGACATGGGCAAGTCCTACGTCCACATCCGAAAGCAAGTCCCAATGGACAAGACCGCCCTTCCGAACGATAAGTGGGGCGAAACGGAGTGGAGCGAATGGCACAAGGCAGGAGGTAGACCTGAAACTGCCGCCGACTACGATATCAAGCGTCACGAAGAGATACCCGAAGAGGCCCTGACCAAAGAAATGATCGAGGGGTATCAGGAACTCTTCCACAGGATAGGATTGAGTAAGAAGCAGTCTGATGCTATCGCGGCTTACAATTCCGAGAAGATGTTGGCCCAACTAAACACAATGGCCCAGAACCAGGAAGATTCTGCGAACCAGGTATCGGACGGGCTCCGGAAGTTATGGGGTCTGGCCTACGATCAGAACGTCCACAGGGGCAATGTTGCCATAGACAAAGACAAAGATACCATAGAGGATGGTGCTTACAAGGCGAGGCTACTTGAGAAGGTCAACAAAGACCCCGACCTGATACGCTTCGCCTCTAATATGGGGTACAAGTTCGTCGAGCATAAGATAATCGAAGACCCAGGCATTCCAACTCCGGCTGACCTGCAGACGCAGATTGCCGAAATACAGGCTGACCCAAGGTTCAGCCATGTTGATCCCGAAGTCAGGAAACCGTTGATTGACAAAATGCTATTGTTACAGAAGAGACTAATTGAAAATAGGTAGTATCGGACAAGCCTCATGGCCCCGGAAAACGGTGGTAATCCACCCGTGACCAACGCTATGTAGGAAATGGCCCGCTCATCGGACAACCTTTCCGCGAAACGCAACTAACTGAATAGGAAAGGTTTTTCAATGAGTGCGCAGATACCAGTAGAAT